AGTAATAAAAGATGTTGGCACTGTGCCACAGACTGTGTTAATCACAGGACCTACAGACAAAGTCACTGTTATCGGACTTAGTGTTACTAATCTATTACAGAGTTTTGTTTATGTAGACTTGTTAATCAAAGACGATTCCTCTATCACAGGTTTTTATTTGAAAGAAACTCTAGTTGCAGCCAACACAAGTTTGAGAGCAGTTAACCAAGGCGAAAAGCTAGTGCTGGCACCAAACAATGAATTAATAATAGTAGCGAACACAGATGACTCTCTTGACGTTATCTGTTCATTTGCGGAGATTGTATAATGACTTACTTTGTAGGCGGAACACCACAAGACATTCTAGGAGGACTTGCTAAAAAGTACCTCTACGGTTTGAGAAGAAACGACGACGGAGAACTGTTTCTGTTTAGAATAGACCAACTTAACGGCGGAGATGAGAATTCTATTGTGATAAACGAACAGGGTGCAAGTGAAGAAAGTTTTCCTGATTTCGAAGAAGGTATTTCTTATCTTGACGGCGTAAACGAAGCGCACGACATAGTCTATCCTAACCTTCGTTATCCACAATTAAAATGGGATTCACGTTCACTGACATTTTATGTAGAAGAAGGCACAGGTCAATTTGTACAGAGAGTATCAGAGGATTATGTTTATCCAGAAAAGATATCTACTCCGGGCTACGGCGAAGGCAAAGACAACGAAGTATTGTCTAACACAGATTTTACAGACGCGGTAAGAGATTAAACAATGAGCGAATTTAAAATACAGCGACTAAGTTACACATGGAAAGGAGAATGGAATTCTGGAAATTTCTACCAGAGAGATGATGTAGTTTCTCTCAACGGCTCAAGTTATGTGTGTTTGATTGGACACACTGCCTCTCAGAATTTCACAGATGATCTAAATGCTATACTACCTCAGTCAGATCCACCACAGTTGGAGCCGCGCTGGGTTCTAATGGCAACCGGCATATCCTTTAGAGGCAACTGGCTAACAGGCACAGAGTACAATAAAAACCAGTTGGTATATTATAAAGGATCCGTCTATATTTGTGAAGTAGATCATGTGGCTACGGTATTTTCTCAGGATCAAGAAAATTGGCAGTTTTTTGCCTTCCATATTGATTATCTCGGAGACTGGAGCACTGCTACAGATTATGCGGATGGTTCTTTAGTAAAATACAACGGCATAGTTTACAAGTGCATAACACCGCACACGTCACAAACTAGACTAGAAGATGATTTGCAGAAATGGCAGGTGTTTTTCAACGGGATAGAGTATCAAGGTTCCTGGCAAACCGGCACAGAATTTAGAAAAAATGACCTTGTTAAGTTCGGAGGTTCTGTATTCAAATGCATAGAAACTCACACTTCTCAGGCTAGTTTTGATGAAGAAAAATTTGAAATAGCCTTTTCGGGATACCAATTTGAATCAGATTGGAATTCTAACACTTCGTATCAGATCGGTGATGTAGTTAAACGTGACGGCGTTTTATACGTCGCTGTAAAAAATAATTCTAATTCAGATCCTTTTTCTGACAACCTATCAGACAACTGGCGCGAGTTGTCTCAATCTTTTAATTTCAGAGGCGAATGGAGTTTTAACGGCGAATATAACACAGGAGACGTTGTTCAGAGAGGAGGCCAGCTCTATGTTGCAAAAAGGCAGATTGCGCTAATAAATCAAGGCGAAGGTGAAACACAATATGATGGAAGTACTCTTGATTATTTAGATCCGGACTGGTGGGAACTGTTAATTCCAGGATCTATTTTTTCTCAGGTATGGGAGCCAAATAAGAAATATTCCGTAGGAGAAGTAGTCTATTACAAAGGCACAGCCTACAGAGCAAATATACAACACACTTCTAGTATCGAAGACTTTCCAGGAGACAATGGCAACATATACGATTACTGGGACACCGTAATCGAAGCCGGTCAACCTGGTGGTTTAAATTATAAAGGCGATATCCTAACCTATGGCCTAGCAAGAGAAGAAACAGGCGATGGATCTACTATAGGTGATACAGCAGTATCAATCGGAACAGCAGAAGATGTTCTCAGTGTTTCACAAGGATTAGAAGTATTTTGGCGCAAGGTAGAAGTTGAAGGGAATGTGATATATGTTTCCCCCAACGGTGTAGACGATGATGAATTTGACAGAGATAGGGGTTTGAGAATTGATAAACCCTTTCGCACTGTGAAATATGCCTGCTCTTATATAGAAGATAATTTTGCCCCCGGAACTCTTTCTACTGTAAAGGTGTCTACCGGCACATTTGAAGAAATTTCACCCGTAATTGTTCCTGCCGGAACTGCTATCTTTGGAGATGAATTAAGGTCTACCACTATAAAGCCAAATGCTCCGATTCCGGAATACCAAGGTGATCTTAAATTTGTCAAAGACGCCATCAATAACTTAACTTCGTTCATTCTTGATGTGCTAACAAATAAGCCAGTGAAACCAACTGCAGGAAACGACCAAGAACAATTATTGAATACTACTACTACCGACAATGCCGGCGTTAACATATTGCTAACACAAATAGATATTTTTCTAGAGTATGCGGACTTTAGGCTAAACCAAGGGCAAACTGATCCTGTTCTTATTGGCTCGAACGTGCCTAATTCGAATACTGCAGACATAGACGCTGCACTTGCCCTCTGGGAAAATAGAAAGTTTATAGCAGCGGAATCATGGGCATATCTGCAAAACAAATATCCTGAACAGACATTTACAAGATCAAGAGTGCAAAACGATATTATTGCTGTTTTTAGAGGGGTAAGAAGAGATCTTGAAAATTCAGGCAATTACGGAACCATTTTAGCTGGTGAACGCTATGTTAATGCTGTAACCGGATCTGAAAGAAAAAATCTTTTCTATATGCGAGATACAACCGGCATGAGAGGATTAACGCTAAGAGGTCTTGAAGGCGACCTTTTATTACCAGTACAAGGTAAAGAATACGGAACTGTAGACGGAGGTGCTTATGTCAGCCTAGATCCAGGTTGGGGTCCAGATGACGAAAGAACCTGGATTAAAAATCGCTCGCCTTATATTCAAGGGGTTACTACAATAGGAAATCGCTGTGTCGGCAAGAGATTAGACGGCACTCTTCACAATGGCGGTAACCGGTCAATGGTTTCGAACGATTTTACTCAAGTATTGTCGGACGGTATAGGAGTTTGGGTTTCAGATAGCGCAAGAACAGAACTTGTATCCGTGTTTAGTTATTATTGTGCAGTAGGGTACCTTGCCCAAACAGGCGGAGTAATAAGGGCTACCAACGGAAACAACTCCTATGGAAGATTCGGCACTATTGCCGACGGCAGTGATCCTAACGAAACTCCACAGGTAGTATCGGCATTTACTCGCAACAATCAAGCACTAGTGCAGGATGCTATAGCAGGTGGTTCGATAAGCGAAATTCTTGCTTTTGAATACATAAATTCAGGGGAAGAATACACCTTAGCAGGCGCAGACATAACAGGCGCAGGCGATTTTACGTCCGTTGAATACACAGATTTTAGAGACAGTGCAATATTCAGTGGTAAAATCATAGGCTTTAATGATAGTTCCACAGTGAGAGGATCAGGTTATACACAGGAGCAAGGATTCTGCCAATCTAACTCGAATGCCACAACACAAATAACTTTATCTGTTAACGACAGTAATCAGATAGATACAAACTATATAGGTCAAAGAGTGATTATCATTGCCGGACCTGCTGCCGGACAGTATGCAATAATAGATACTTACGATCCTACTACTAAAGACGCAACTGTGATAAGAGAATCCGACGGAGAACCAGGCTGGGATCATGTCGTAGCAGGGACGCCTGCACTTGCATTTCTCGATACTAACAACCAATATAGAATAGAGCCTCGTGTAGATGTAGACCCGCCGCCGTTCGAGCAAGATTATAGCAATTTACCTGCAGACAGAACATATGAAGATTCAGTCTACGGTGAAATCACTCAGACTTTTGCCAATATTCAAGTACCTGCCAGCATTCAAGCAGATCCCGATGTACCAGTCCAGTCTGCTGTAATCGAAGTTTTAAAATCTGGACGTGATTATTCTGCTAGCATCACAGACGGAGGAGCAGGATATCTTGTGGGAGACTCTTTTACAATCTCAGGAACACAATTCGACGGGTCCAGTCCTGACAATGATATTTTTGTGACAGTAATCGAAGTAAGCGAAGACAGCACAAACAGTATTACTTCACTTGAAGTTGAAGGCACAGGAAGAGCCGGGCGATTGGTAAATGTTGCAAATCCGAACTTTGCGCTGTTTACAGACGACGGACGAAATTATACAGAAGTCACGCTTCCGTTTGTTGCAGATTTTCCTAGAATTATAAGCGGTAATAATAGATTTGTTGCTGTTGCTTCTCTAGAAGACAGGATCGCATTCAGTCTTGACGGCGAAACATGGTCAGTACGCTCTTTACCAGAAACTCAAAACTGGATAGATGGTGTATATGGAAAAGATTTATTTGTTGTAATTTCCAATAATTCTAACACTGTTGCCTATAGCGCAGACGGCGAAACATGGCAGTTAACTGAGATACCAGAAGACACAGAAAGTGATTCTACACTAGATTCTACAATTTCTTCTTATCAATATATAACGTACGGAAAAGGAAAATTCCTAGCATTATCTATATCAGATAGAGCAATTGCCACATCGGAAGATGGCATAGTATGGACAAGAAATGATTCGGTATTGCCAGAAAGCCAAGAAGTAAATGATTTTGTTGGCCTTACCTACGGTGATAACAAATTTGTAACAATTACAACAGACGGATCGTGCTTTTATAGTTTTGACGGAATGAACTGGCTGCCTGGTTCTCGACCTGCAGATGCCGGGGAAGGATCAAGTACATTTATTACTATAAAATATTATCAAGGCGTATTCTTTGCATTAGACACATCTGGGCTAGTATATACTTCGTATAATTGTCTTAACTGGCAACAAACACAGTTAGACCAATTTAAACCTTGGACTACTTTTGGATTTGCTACTTTTCATGATAGACCAGAGTGGTTTCTTTTTGCAGACAGTGTTAGATCAAACGGCGTGGGTGTTATACGCACGGGGAAACCTGCTATTATGAGACCGTTTGTAAGACAAGGTCAGATAAGTTTTATGAAAATCTGGGATCCAGGATCGGGATATGATTCGTCAGCACTTCCTGCAATTGTGTTATTCGATAATGTAGCATCAGTAGATGCAGCCATAGAAGCAAGAATTGGCACAGGAGTTCTTGCTCAGCCCGACTTTATTAACAGAGGGTCAGGGTTTGTTAGTTCACAGGCGAATGTTATCATAAGCGGCGACGGCTTTGCAGATGTAATTCCTGCAGATAATATACTAACAATCAACAATGTGTCTACAGTTCCGGGCGTCGGCGCCCAAATATTAATAGACGGTGTGTTTGACGACGAGAATCCTACACAACTTAAAGAGTATTCTGCTGCAATAGTAACAGACCTAGGTGACGACGGAACTAATCAAGGAACTAATTTAGTAGAAGTACAGGTTACGCCTGCTCTTACATTAGAAGATGATGTTAGCAATGGGGATACTGTTACTATTGTTGAAAATCTCAGCACGGCAAGATTAACAAATCATGACTTCCTTGATATAGGTACAGGAAATTTCGACAATACAAATTATCCTCAAATATACGCCGGCGGCAATTTTTTTACAGCATCTCCCGACAACGAAGTAAGAGAATTTGACGGCGGCAGAGTGTTTTATGTTTCCACAGACCAAGACGGTAACTTCAGAGGTGGAGACTTGTTTGCAGTAGAACAGGCCACAGGTGTTATCACTATATCAGCAGAATTCTTTGATCTGCAGGGACTTGACGAACTGTCTCTAGGAGGTATTAGACTAGGCGGTTCTGGAACGGTTGTTAGAGAATTTAGCACAGATCCAAATTTCACACAGGATTCGGATAACATTGTGCCTACTCAAAGAGCTGTAGCAAGTTTCCTTGCACAACGACTTTCCGTTGGCGGCGAAAACCTCGAAACAAATACTCTTATATCAGGAAGGATAAGACTAGGAGGCTCTGTTAACAGTATAGATGCAATTGCAGAACCTTTCATTGATATCCCTCGACAGACTTTTGTACAGGGAACCGACCCGAGGACAGGCACTTCTACGCATGCCTCCGGGACAATAATAACTCAATCATTATTTCTAAGAAGTTTTGACGATAGTATGCAATAGTAATAAATAACATTAGTGCGGAGTTTATAGATGGCTGAATTTAAATTAGGAAGAATAAGATTTGTCTGGAAGGGAGAGTGGAGTTCAGGTAATGAATATTACAAGGATGATGTTGTATCATTCAATGGCAAGTCTTTTATATGTGTTATAGGTCACGACAGTTCTACAGAATTTTTCGATGATCTAAACACAGTGCCTTCGAAGTGGAATCTCGTAGCAGACGGACAAAGTTGGCAAGGAGAGTGGCAGCCGGGCGAAAGATATCTTGTAGATAACATAGTTCGATATGGTGCTAGACTTTACATTTCAACAGAAGATCATATTTCCGCTGAAGATTCTACCCAGGGACTAGAAGCCGATATAGCAAAATGGCAAATATTTGCAGAAGGACTAGACTGGAAAGGCAACTGGGAAACTTCTTTCAATTATAAAATAAACGATTTTGTCAAATACGGTGGCCTTACATACGTTTGTATACAGGATCATATCTCAGCCGGAACTACTGATTTAGGCCTTGAAGACGATGTTTCCAGCTGGCAGGTGTTCAACGAAGGATTCGAATATCTATCTGATTGGACTTCAGGATTCAGATACAAGAAAAATGATGTAGTTCAAAGAGGAGCAAAACTTTGGATTTGCCTAGCCTATCACAGTTCCAGTGCAGAATTTGAAACAGATTCCAGTTTTTGGGAAGCGTTTGTAGAAGGATTCGAATTCGAAGACGAATGGGATGCTACTAGAAAATACCAGTCGGGAGACATTGTAAAATACGGTGGCAATCAATATATCGCAGTATCCGATAATGTTTCTGATTTCCCTACAGGCAGCAACGGACAATGGCAGATTTTTTCAGAAGGATTGAAATTCCTAGGCGATTGGAATGAAGATTCGTCTAATGTAGAATACAGAGTTGGCGAAGTAGTCAGACTAGGTGGCTTTACATACAGAGCCGTTAAAGATCATGCCAATCAGCAACCACCAAACGAAGAATTTTGGCAGAGACTAAATTCTGGCTTTGAATGGAGAGGCGAATGGCTCGACGGTGCCGAATATTATGCAGGCGATGTTGTAAGATTCCTAGACAGTTCATTTGTAGCAAATTCTTATCACATAGCAGACGACGGTGTTAATTCTCCTGATGTAGCAGATTCTTCTGAATTCTGGAGTGCGCTTGCAATAGGCACAGAACAGAGCGTGCTTACTACCACAGGCGATTTGGTATATTTTGCAGACACATCTCCTCAGAGGCTGCCAATAGGCGAAGACGGACAAATCTTAACAGTTTCTCCTGAGGGAATACCTGAGTGGGAATTTATCGGAAGCATAGAAGATGTTTACTATGTTACCGAGTACGGAACAAACAATCCAGCACCGATATACGGAAAATCAACAGATAGGCCGTGGCGCTCTATTCGCTATGCTTGCGAACAAATTGAAAAGGGGACAAAAAATCCTTCCAGCACAAAATTGCTAGAGCTGAATAGAAGATTTATTCAGAGAGAAACCAGCGAATGGATAGAAGAACAAATAGAAAACGGAACTGCTCCGTTTACTACTAACTTTACTTTCGATAGCATAAAGTGTGAAAGAGATATTGGTTTTATTGTAGATGCAGTAGTTTGGGACATAGCCCACGGAGGGAATGTACGTTCAAGAAAAGTTGCACTAGAATACGCAAACAATGCTTCTCAATTTTACACATTAGGACAAGAAGAAGAAACTGTTGCTGCTATTAATTATAGCTTACAAGTTATAGAAGCAGTGCTAAACCAGCAAGATCCGGCTGAAAACTATCAGATTCTTCGAGGAGACAATTCTACAAGAATTGCAGAACAATACAGAGATTCTTCTATTGAATCAGAAGACGGATCATTCGAAGAAATTGAAAACCTTGTATCTATAATAACTGATGCAATTACAGCAGGCAATGATTCTGGCATTCCTCTAGAATTTGAACCTCATACACTAATCAGAGTATCAACTGGTACTTATAGAGAAGTTTGTCCAATTATTGTTCCTGCAAAATGCTGTGTGCTCGGCGACGAACTGAGATCCACAAGAATCGAAGCAAGAAACACCGTAAACAGCACTCTTACACCAAGAGCAGATTTTAGATATTCTTTTGAAGGACTAGAAAGAGTAGAACAAATTATAGGCGATGTGGTAACAGGCGCTATTGTTACTCCGAGCCCGGCAAATACACAATCTCAAAGTCAAGAATGGCCTTTTGCTGAAACTGTTCAGGTAGGCGAGCAGACTGAAAAACTAGCAAGAAGTATTAGAAAAAATATAGACTTTAATATCGGCGATCTAATATCTGCTGAATTTCTACCTGCTTATTCTATGGATGCTCCTGAGTTTGGGTACGGTAGAGATCTATTAAGATTGAATCTAGAATTTCTAAAGGCTGAAACTATAGAGTTTATAAATCAAAACAGCACCTTAGAGCATTATTCTAAGACCAAAGTTAAACGGGATGTTGCCGCTGTAATTGACGCTGTTTCGTACGATTTGACATATGAAGGCAATTGGCAGAGTGTGAGAATAGGAGATTTCTATTACGATGAAAATATCGCAACTTTGGTTATTGATCCAGCAGAATCTCAATTGCCTATAGATGTTTACACTTTTTTGAACAATCATTCGAGAGATGTTGCTACAGGAACTCAAATATCTGCTCTCCAGCCTGATGTTGGGCAAATTTATAACGGACCTAGCGGAGCAACAGCAGTTGCTAATAGAATAAATGCCTTGTTTACAAATATCACTGATATTATAGAAAACGGAGAAGGCACTGTAGCAATAGTTTATCCTACAGTTGATGCAGGAACATATGAGGAAACTGTGGTATCTACGCTAGACTCTAATATTTCTACAATTCAATCTCAAGCAATTAGTTTTGTCGTTACAAACTTTTCAGACTTCACCTACAATCAATCAGAATACGAAGATGCAATTGCAGATATTGTAGAAGCATTAGCATACGACCATGCAGTTTCTACAAATGTTGCTGCAATTCTACAAACAAATTTCTATATCAAATCTATTGCAGGCACATTGAGCCGAGAAGAAAAAACAGTAAGAATTGCGGTTTTTGAATTTATTAGAAGACTGATTATAGCAGATTACATACCAAGCGGTACTACGGTGCAAGAACAGGCATTTGAAGATAGCGTAAACGCCGCATTCCAGCAGCTAGATGATGCTATTTTCACAGGATTTGCAGAAGGAAATAATAATCAGATCGAAGATCAAGAAGTTTACAATGCTGTTTTACAACTGGAACTTAACAAAGAATTTATAGTACAAGAAGTGTTGACTTACGTTGATGACTACTTTTGTGATACTGTAACGGATATCGACACAACCGCAAACACATTGACAATATCTGATACTAGATGGCTGTTTAGAAATCAGCAAATAGAATTCGCCGGAGAATCGACAGTAGTAACAGACGCAGGGCTATCACCTCAAATTCAATACTTTATATTAGAAATTACCAGTCTAACAGAATTTAAAATTGCCCAAGTATCAGGAGGACAGATACAAGAGGTAGACCTAACTCAAGCATGGAATGCCGAATTTACTGTAAAATCTTCGTATGATTATAACGAAACACTCTGTGCTAGAGATGTGAGAGAATATATAGATTCTATAAAATGGGATTTGATTTATCCTTCAATCTGGGAAAGATCTTATACAGGTATAGGCTCTGTTGCTGATTTTACTATCTACAGAACAGCAAGCTATAGACATAGACTAGCAGCAAGATATTATGTGAACTCTGTAATTGGCTCTCAAGAAGAAGACATGTACTATCTTAGAAATGCAACTGGCATAAGATTGCAATCAGTAGCAGGACTGCGCGGAGATCTTACGCCCGAGAACGAACTCGGCACACGCAGACCTACAGCAGGCGCATACTGCAGTCTCGACCCTGGCTGGGGACCAGAAGATGAAAGAGTGCATATCACAGCAAGATCTCCTTATGTGCAAAATGTCTCTACATTTGGCGAAGCTGCTATTGGTCAGAAAATCGACGGAGAATTACACGCAGCAGGCAATGATTCTATTGTCTCTAACGACTTTACTCAACTGATATCGGACGGTATCGGAGCATGGATAACAAACAACGGCAGAGCAGAACTTGTATCAGTGTTCTCATATTATGCTCATGTAGGTTATCTTGCAGAAAATGGAGGAAGAATAAGAGCAACAAACGGCAATAATTCATATGGCACATTTGGTTCTGTAGCAGAAGGTGTCGATCTAGAAGAAACTCCTGTAAAAGCAGTAGTAGATAACAGTTCACAGTTTAACGCTACTATATCAAATGTTACAGTCGACGGAGATCAGATACTTGCTTTAGAATTTGAACACGCTGGTAATAACTATACAGAAGCAGAAATTGAAGTGTTTGGCGCAGGGATAGGAGCCGAAATAGAAGCAGATGAATTCAGAGACGACGCAGTATTCCAGGCTCGAATAGGCGCAACAGAAGGCGTACCTGCAGGCGGAGAAGGATACACGATACAAAGTAATACTGCACAGGAAGGCAGTTTGACTGGTATTTTTCTTGCAGCCACAGACGGAAGTTTAAGCGCTGCATATCCTGGCATGGCCATTTATATCATAGGCGGCGCCGGCGAAGGACAGTATGCTTTCATTGATACCTATAATGCAGGTTCAAAAGAAGCAACAGTTGTCAGAGAAGACGGTACTGCAGGCTGGGAGCATGTTGTTCCAGGCATTCCTATAGTGGAGCCAAATTCGACATCTGTATATCAGATTGAACCTAGAGTAGAATTTTCTGCTCCTAGTAACTCTGTAGCAACCGGTGCTTTGAATTCTTCGGTGGCTCTATCTGCAATCGAATATTTTGAAACTTCAGAAGAATACACAAATGTTGCAGCAACAGGGGGCTCTGGGTCAAACGTGTCTTTCGATGTTGTAAGAGTAGGATCAAAATACTATGTTGCTCTTAACTCTACAGGGTCAGGATACAAGAGACTGGAAACTGTAACTATCGACGGTACTCTTCTAGGGGGTGTTACTCCAAGTAATGATATCACAGTCACACTGATTGCTCTAGACGATTCAGGCACTGTTCTTGATTTTGATTTTGACGGCTACGGCGAAAAAGGTCTATTTGTAGGTGTTGATCAAAATTCAAGCGCAATTGCTCATACAAGCATAGACGGTATTAATTGGACAACAGAAACGATGTCAACTACAGAGGCCTGGAGGGATATTGCAACAGGACTGCTAGACGACGGATCGTCACTGTTTAAATCTGCCTTAATTGTAGCAATTTCAGAAGACGGTACTGTAAATTATTCATCTGACGCAAAAAATTGGAATAATGCTCTTTCTGGATTACCTACATCGGGAGATAAAAAGATCGTATTTGGAAATATAGATGCAGACGATAATAGATTTGTATCTATAAGTAATAACTCAAGAGACGTTGTGTACAGCCAGAATAGTGCAGATAATTGGATCACCACAACAGACGCTTTACCGGCAACTGGCTACTCCTGCCTTACATACGGGAAAAAATTGTTTGTTGCTGCAAGGTCAGGGGTGACTGAAATCTCATATTCTACCGACGGTGTTAACTGGAATACCACAACAGACATTGAAACTTCAGGCACATGGACTGATATAGAATGGGGCAACGGAAGGTTTGTACTTATAAGTTCAGAAGGAAGTGTGCTTTACAGTCTAGACGGCGTAACCTGGACAGACACAGGAGTTACTTCAATAAATCAACCTGCACAAATTGCTTACGGACAAGGAGTGTTTGTAATCACAAGTGCAACAGAAAATTCTGTTGTATATTATTCCGAGTATGGTCTAGAATGGACTGCTCAATCAGTTGATACCAATGTAACCACAGGTTTTTCTGCAGTCGCCCACGGCAATCCTGACAGAACAACTTCATTTGTTGCTAGTTCTGTTGCGCAAGATAGCACGCTATCTGTTGCTAATCTTGGTGCACGAGCAACAGGCAGAGCAAGTGTGTCAAACGAACAGATATTTGAAATTAGACTGAAAGAGCCAGGGTCGAATTACAGCACCGAACCTACCGTTACTGTAACAGATCCAAGTAACACAGAAGATGTTATTCTTCTGCCAAGACTAGGTAAAGGTGCTCTTGCAAATCCAACCTTTATCAGCAGAGGCAGCAATTATTCAGAAGCAAGTGCTGATGTAAATGCTGAAAATTCAAATGGTGAAGCAGATTTTCGACAGCCGGTTGATCAGATAGCAGTAAAATGGATATCAGATCAACCTATAGACGGTTCTAATGTCGAGTTTGCAAGTTTGCCAGGAAGATATTTCAAATTGGTTACAACTATCAGTTTTGTGGGAGATAACGACGGATCTTATACTGCATTCCTGCAAATATCTCCTGGACTTACTATTGCAGAAGCCCCAGACGACGAAGATGAAGTTACTCTAAGAATAAGATATTCACAGGTAAGATTAACTGGTCACGATTTCTTAGATATCGGCACAGGCAATTTTTCAGATACAAATTATCCCAGTCGTTTTCAAGGACAACCCCAAAATACTCCTGATCAAGATAACGAAACACGCAGTGAAGATGGTGGCAGAGTGTTCTTTACTTCAACTGACCAAGATGGTAACTTTAGAGTAGGTGATTTGTTCTCTGTTGAACAGAGCACCGGTGTTGCTACAATTTCTGCAGACGCGTTTAACCTTGCAGGCCTGCAGGAACTAACACTGGGCGAAGTTTCACTAGGAGGCAACTCTGCAGCAATAAGTGAATTCTCAACAGATCCTTTCTTTACTGCAGACTCCGACAATATTGTTCCCACTCAAAGAGCAGTCAAGGCCTACATCGAATCGCAGATTGGAGGCGGCGGAGCGTCACTTAATGTAAATACTATTACTGCAGGTAACATCTTTATTGGCGGCAACCAAATATCAAGTATTAATGGAGAACCAATAAATATATTTGGTAATATAAGATTTAGAGGAACGGTATTAGGTGTACCGCTGGCCTTTCAGTACTTTTTAAGATAAAACGGAGATAAAACAAATGGCAACAGGAATACTAGGAACAGCGGATCTAGTAGCAACTACAAACACAGCAGTGTATACAGTTCCCGCAAATACTTTTTCGGTTGTAACTGTAAATGTTACAAATAGAAACTCACAGTCGCGAACAGTAAGAGTAGCTGTTGCTCTAGCAGATTCACCCACAAACGATGAATGGATAGAGTATGATGCAGAATTACTAGGTAATGGTGTGCTAGAGCGTTCAGGCATTGTGCTAGATGCAGATAAAAGAATAGTTGTTTTTTCAAATTCTACAGACGTCAATGTTGTAGTATACGGAATAGAAACTCCAACAAGCTAACAAGGATACAAAATGCCAAGAAGAATATCAACAGGTGTAACAGGTAGATCGATACTGGGAAACTATTTCAGTAGCGGAAATATTTTTGGAACTCTGCCTGCCGATGAAAACATAGAGTTTGCGCCCAACGGCACTGGTGAGACCGTTGTAAACTCTAATCTACGTATACAAGGTTCGTCTTCTTTGGTGTTTAATGACAACTCAGAAGATAACAGCGTGTTTATTCAAACACCAGAACTTGCAACAGATTACACTCTTACGCTTCCTACAAACACAGGGTCTGCAGGCGATGTTTTAACAGTTGACGGCAGTGGCAATCTTTCATTTACAGATCTTACTATAGAAGTTACAAACCAGTCTGCAGATAACAGCACATACTATCCGCTTATTAGCACTTCAAACTCAGGAACAATTTCCGGTGTAGACACTGCTTCTTCCAAATTAAGTTTTGTTCCTAGCACAGGAACACTAGAATCTACAGTGTTCAGTGATGGAATTTTGAGTATTTCGTCAGGATCGATTACAAATGCTACAAACGGTACATTTTCAGGCACAGTGCAAGCAGGCACAATTACTGAAACATCAAGCATGGTGCTCAAACAGGATATTGAGCCACTGTCGGATTCTGTTAGAAAAATACTTGCCCTAAATCCAGTAGAATTTACAAGAAAAAGCACAGGTGAAAGAGAAGCAGGCCTAATAGCAGAAGAAGTAGAACAAATTATACCCGAATTAGTTAATACAGAAGGCACACATAAGAGTGTTTCTTACTCGCGATTAACTGCTTATCTAATAGACGCTGTAAAGGAATTGGCACAGAAAAATGGCTGAACTAGATAAAACTGTTATTAACGATACAGGATTTATTAATCTTCCTGTAGGCAATGCTGCGGAGCGCCCGGGCTCGCCAGAATTGGGCATGATGCGTTGGAACACAAACGAAGATTATGTAGAATTTTACGACGGTTCAGGATGGGTAGCAATCCAAAGCAGCAGCAGCAATAGTGCACCAGGCGAAGCAGTGTTTACTAATCTCGGAAATACAAGTTGGACAGTTCCTCAAGGCGTTACCTCTATATCTATTGTCACTGTTGGCGCAGGCGGCGGCGGGTCGACATCAACTTCGCCGTCTAACGGTTTCTCCGGAGGCGGCGGAGGTGGCGGCGGATTACACTGGAGGAACAACATTCCGGTAACGCCAGGTGAAACACTTTCAGTTTTTGTGGGGTTCGGCGGTTCTGGCGGAACGTCTGCCGGAAACAACAATGCAACAAACGGTGGTAGCTCGTCTGTTAATAGAGGCGGCACCGTATTAGCCCAGGCTTCAGGCGGTTCAAGAGGAACATATAATTCAAGTAGCAGATCTGGTTCCGGAACACCGAGTACTTTTTTAGGCGGCGGAGGTGGATCCGGCGGTGCTGGTGGTGGTGGTCAAAACGGAAATGAATCCGGCGGCGGCGGCGGAGCCGGGGGATACTCAGGTAATGGCGGAGATGGTGGTACAGGAACCGGCGGACCGACAGACGGAACCGGCGGTGGTGGTGGTGGCCACAGCGGAGCAAACGGTTTCACTTCAGATGTTACTGCCGGTGGCGGAGGTGTGGGCATACTAGGCGAAGGTGCGAGTGGAACAGGAGTCGATAATTCTTCTGGAACCACGGGAGGAAACCCTGGTTCTGGCGGAAACGGAAAACAATTTGGCGGCGGCGGAACAGGAGCAGAAGATGATTCTGGTGCCGGCGCTGCGGACGGTGGTAATGGCGCAGTAAGAATTGTATGGGGCAATGGTAGAGAATTTCCAGCCACAGATGTAGACCAAGGTTCCAGTGATACTATAGATACGTACTAAGAGATTTTGCATGGCAACACTAAAAAACACTACAATTAATGATACGGGATTTTTAAAAATTCCCAGCGGGACTACTGCTCAAAGACCTAATAGTCCGCAAATTGGTGATTTTAGATATAACACCGACGACGGAAAGTTTGAAGTGTACGACGGATCAAGATGGGTAACGATATAACATGGCAAATCTAAAAAACACAAGAATAAATTCAACAGAATCTATAACATTACCTGTCGGGACAACAGCACAGCGCCCTTCATCTCCTAGCCTAGGAATGATGAGATATAACACAGATGAAACTTATGTAGAAGTATACGATGGCACAAAATGGTTGCCTGTTGCAAGCGCAAACGTATCTGCTCCAGGCGAAGCAGTGTTTACTTCTATAGGCACCACTTCTTGGACTGTCCCCAATGGCGTTTCGTCTATTTCTGTAGTCAGTGTCGGCGGCGGCGGCGGCGGCGGCGGCAACAATGGATCTTCAGGACCTGGTGCTTCAGCCGGCGGCGGTGGCGGTTTGGGCTGGACAAACAACGTTTCTGTGACTCCGGGATCAACTATTACTGTTAGAGTTGGTGCTGGCGGGAATGCCGGAACTAATTCCAGCGACGGGGGAGACGGCGAAGAGAGTTACATAGAAGTAGGCGGTTCAAGAGTTGTTAGAGGCTTACGCGGCCGAGGAGGTTTTTCAAATCGGTCTAGTGCGTCAGGCGGCGCCGGCGGCGGCTTTCAAGGTGACGGCGGCGGCTTCGGCGGCCAAGGCGGCGATGCTCGAAATAATGGTGCAGGCGCCGGCGGTGGCGGTGCCGGCGGGTATTCTGGCAACGGCGGCGGAGAAAACCAAAGTGGCAGCGGCGGCGGCGGCGCCGGTGGAGAGCCTGTAAACAGTCGACCACCAGGAGCAGACGGCGGTGGTGGTGGTGTAGGCATCGAAGGCCGAGGATCCAGCGGAACATCTGGTTCGCCGGCTGGCAGAGGCGGAAGTAATGCTCCATCTGCTCCTACAAATAGTAGAGCAGGCGAATTCGGCGGCGGCGGCGCTGCTGTCGAGGACGATACAAATGCTTCTGGGACTGATGGCGGACAAGGCGCAGTAAGAATTGTATGGGGCAATGGTAGAGAATTTCCAGCCACAGATGTAGACCAAGGTTCCAGTGATACTATAGATACGTACTAAGAGACCGTACCGCAAAAACAATTAAGTATAGATACTTAACTTAAGGTCTGCAACATTTATTAGTTTTGCCATTCATTTTTGTATTTTGCAAATTTAAAAAACGCAATGCAACAGCATTAATTTATTGTATAATACAACGATTCAACGGTTTTTATCTTTGTTTGATTTGATTTTTTATTTAGAGTATTTCTCAAACCATAATGCAATGGCCGAGGCCATGCAGAATAAGATACCCAAGCATACCCGTCATGTTCCTGATTTAACATAGGAATAAATTCCTGTTTAACAACGCAGAGATAGGTGTAAAATACAAAACCGTTTGTATGAGAGACAAAAGTTTCTAGAGGCACTGTTTTTTCTATTAAAACTCGACCAACTTCTTCTGCGATCTCACGCTTACAGGCCTGCCAAGCAGTTTCTCCTGACTCTGCTGTACCACCTGCTAATCCCCATACTCGACTGTGTTTTGATTGCGTGCGATGCAGAAATAAAAATCTACCTGTGTCTCGAGCAAAAAACAGTGCGCCTGCGCAAACGTGTGTCATACTCGTAATTATATTCTCTAACCAAATAAATACTTTATAAATGGAACTATACAATGAGTGAACTATTTGACAGAATCCGAATCATACCCAGAGAAAACATCTTCCTAGACAGAATCACAGGCTCTAGTGGCCAAATTTACACAAATAGAAGCACTGGTAGTTTACGTGTCTACAACGGTGATACTGTAGGGGGAACGGAAGTTGCAAGAGCAGATTTTCAAAACATCAACTCTAATGCACAACTGGATTTACAGAGCAAAAAGAATCGCATACGTTTTCACTGGGACACACTAGGCGATTTGGAAACAGAGGTAGACCCAGTCGTCTATCACGGTATGATTGCGCATGTTCACTCAGAAGGCAGACTGTTTTTTGCTCACGCAGGTGAATGGATTCCAGTTGCAAATCTCGCTGAGGCACAGAGCATTCCTTACGAAGCGGACACAGAAGATGAATTACAGTGGGTAGAAGGCACTTGGGATTTTGGCAACAACATAATAAAATACGCTAATGCAATACAATTAGAAGCGGATTTAATAAACTACGACGCCGGCATATACCATGGAATGACCATGCACGTCCATGAAACAGGTGCGTTATATTATGCTCATGCAGGCGAATGGCGAAAATTAATAACCGACACAGCACATTCAGATGTTGAATCAGCAGGCTATGTTTCCCCTCTCGGCGCTGCAGCATACTCCAACTCTTACGCAGATTTAAATAGCACACCTACAAGCATTACGGAATTTGGAATTTCAGACGGTTCAAATGGCCAGGTCTTAGCCACTGACGGTGCTGGTACATTCTCTTTTGTAGACCCTACAGGCGGATCTGCCGCTGCGTTTTCCGCAGTGATTTCAGATGACGGCACTTACACAGCAGAATCCGCAACTGATCTAGCCATCGCAGGTGGAACAAACATTGCAACCGAGGTTGTTACAGACTCGGATACTGTAACAGTAAATCTACAGTCTTTTTCTATAGATTTTCTGTCAGATGTAGACACTGCAACCAGCCCGCCAAGTTCGGGGCAGGTGCTGAAATGGGACGGTGCAAAATGGGCACCGGGAACAGACGTAACAGAAGGTGGTTCAGGACTGGATGCTGATACCTTAGACGGACAAGACGGTTCTTACTATTTAAATTATAACAATTTTACGAACACTCCGAATGTGTTAACTTTGGATAGCCTGTCTGTTGGTAATGAGTTAACCGCCACTGGCAACGGTGCTGTAACATACGACAATACCTCAGGTGTGTTTAGATATACACCTCCTACTGCAGAAGGCATAGGCGCACTCACAGAAGTCGCTTTCGATGATTTAACTTCAACTCCAACAACTGTTGCAGGATACGGAATCACAGATGCGTTTTCTGGAGATTACACAGATCTTTCAAACACGCCAAGCATCCCCAGTGTTCTCACTGACCTTGGTATAACAGACGGCGCAGACGGCGAAGTATTAACTACAGATGGTGCGGGTAATTTTCAATTTGAAGCAGTGTCAGGAGGCGGAGGCGATCCTGATCAAAACATCTTTGCAACTGTAAGTTCAGACTCGGGCTCTACCACAGCAGACACTGTAACTGATACGTTAACAATTGCCGGCGGCGCAGATATTGAAACATCCGTGAGCGGAGACACTGTGACCATAGATTTCACAGGCTCTTCAGGCACCAGTCAAAATCTGTTTGAAACTGTGTCAGCAGATTCAGGATCTACAACAGCAGATACCAGCACAGACACACTAACTGTTTCTGGAGGCACAGATATCACAACCTCCATATCCGGAGACACAGTCACTATAAGTTACACCGGTTCAGGTAGCGGCGCTGCAAATTTTAACGAACTCACAGATGTTGGTTCTGCAGGCATAGATGTCAATGACATATTTGAGGCTGCTATTGTTACTCTCAGAGTAGACAACAACGGAGCAAGTGCATATACATTTGATTCTCATTACGCAGGTGATAATCCCACAATTTATGCACTTTCGGGCACTACGATAGCATTTGACCTCGATCAAATAGGCGGGCATCCTTTCGAAATACAGGATTCCGGAGGAACTGCTATATCTAGTGGACTTGTGCATGTCAGTGCTACAGGATCTATTAGCACAGGATCGTCAGCACAGGGTTTTGATTCTGGAACACTCTATTGGAGGATACAGGAAAGTCTCTCAGGCAATTACCAATACCAGTGTCAGTTTCACTCTGGCATGAATGGCACAATCACTGTTAAGAGACTAAGCGCTATTTAGAATTCTATGCGCCAGGCTCCGTTAGGATATTCGCCTTCGAATGACAGGCGCCATTCAGAATTTTCGAATTTGTATTGAACGCCGGTATTTAGGTTAGTAGTATACACTGGCGTCACTGTGGAATCCGAGTCAGTAGAATCGAACACAACCTGCCACTCTGTGCCTGTCCATTCTATGATGTCATTAGCAGTTGCAGTAAAGTCCGAACCGTCTTGGTTCTTCCAAGCGTCTGCTCCGTCTGTGTTTTGAGAGTTGCCAATTGACTCTAGTATTAGAATTCTTGGATTAGCATTCAAATTCAAATTTTTGGGATTTGATTTTTGCGGATCTATAATATAATCTATTTTAGATCTAGCACCTAAACTGCTGGTAATCACAGTGTCAGTGGGAATTGAATCTTCATCCCAGTTTACCTGCGCAACTGTGTCATCTGTAGACACAGCAAGTGTACCGACAATTTCTGTTGGTAGATCCGAACGCTGTAATCTTATAGTTGATATGCCTTCTTCTAACTTGAACGGAAATGCTTCTAGGAACTGCCACCATGATATTCCGCCTACGCTACCATTCTTAACCAGTTGTAGAGTATTATTCAAAACCAGCAGATCAATATTCTGATAAGTGGTTTTAAGAATTGCGAGCACAGACTCTTCTGTGTCATAGTCTTTTCTTGTAGTAGCACGTTCTATATCACCTGACTCGTTTACAAACAATTCCGTTTGTATATCAGCGTCACCTTCAGGTAGAGAAAAATCTATATCTGTTGTAGCATCAATTAACTCCTGTTTGGAATTATGAATACGACTGACAATGTCCGTAATAACACCCATTCGTTTTACTTTCGCAGGTGGCGAGATGTAAATAGGTGTGGTAAATGACAGTGTAGAAACGTCTATTTCTGTTTCTGTACCCTGAGGTATTGTTCTTGAACTCCAAGTTATTGAATCAAGATATACTGCGGATAGGGAAGTCCAGTCAAGGTAATTATCAGTGGTCTGTAATTCAAGACTGGGATTAAACAGCATTAGTATCTGCTCAAGTATCTGCAGTTTCTGATCTGTGTTTGTACTCCATAGATCTACACTAACTGTGAGAGTGTAGGGTGTTGGCATGAGGCGCTCTACAGTGTAGTTCTTGCCTTCTGTGTTTAGATACTCGTTGCCTGCAGAGTCAAATTCTCTTTCTCGAATATTGACTTTGTTGACATAGGAGGAATCTGCCAGTCTCGACGTGTCTAGTTCTAGGCCTGTGACATACAGCGCCATCCGAGGCGCATTTGGAATTTTATTTTCTGAATTGTTTCTTATAATATTCGCAACCTGACGAGTAAGATCCCCGTACATCGCAGGTACTGTGACTACGTTGCCTGAACCGTCCTTGTAGGAAAAGCCACTCATCATTCTTACCATCTGAGTGATGTATCTTCTTAGTTGTCCGTCGTAAAAATGGTCTAATTGATTTGACATTAGTTATCTGCCCGTGGTCTAAGTGCTTTCGACAGTGCCTGTCGCTCTGCTTCTCTGTTGCGATAGAATTTCACTTCCCATGCGCCTGTGTAGTCGATTGACTCTTGAACACCTGATATAATTGGCAGTTCTATTGTGATTCGAGAACTGTCCTGCGTGGTAATCATAGCAGGATAGTCCGCAACAGCATAGGATTTTTCTAGTGTGTCATATTTCAGAACCAAATACTCTGCTTGGTCTGTGACTGCGATATTGGTATGTATTTCTGTATCACCTTTTTCTAATTGTACCACATCCTGTGCTGCGAGATCGTTATACACAAAGTTTCTGTTGTTGATAAAGCCAGTCTTCTGTGTACGTCTGTCTTGAGAATTTGTCATTGTCATTCTTACATCATCATGTACTTTCACCCACTTGTTGCCATCAAACTGAAACATTCTTTTAGGTCTAAAATCAGTTCTTAAAAAATAATCATGTTTGGCAGGTTCGGCAGGAAACTGAATACCATGTCCAAACTGAGAGCCATTTGGAGTTGCATCCTCCCCTAGTAAGTAACCCTGATAGCCTTTGCCAGCAGGAGGTGCTGATGTATAGTTACCGTCTACCTGCTCTACTTCTACAGTTGCTCCAGTTTCATTTGGATTCAGTCTCAACTGATAGTAGTGACTGACATCATAACCGCTTTTAGGAGCATCTGCTTCTGCCTGTTCTATTACTGCGTCGTTTATACTCTGCTCTCGATCGTAAGTAGAAAGCAGATCTCTCAGAGTCTCACCACCAGGATCCTCTTCGTCTGCGGGAAGATCAAGTATGTCTTTGAATTCCTGTGAATCCACAATCTGTTTCAGTTTCAGTCTATATAGATGTGGATACCAAGTAGGTGAGAAACCTTCTGACGCTCTGTTTACATCTTCTACCACATAGAATCTTTTAAGTGCTACACTGGCTTCGTCTAGAGCGTAGTAGTCTTTCAAATGCGGCAGTTCTATAACATCACCTGATATAATCTTTCTGCCCACAGTTTTCACTGAAGAATTTATATGGATAGTCAAAAACAGTGTGTCATTATCTAGAAACATGCCAAACTGAGAAAGGTTAAAGTCGATATCCTGCACATTGTATATGCCTCTCAAAGTATAGATATCTTCATCGTATTTTCTGTCTCTGTTTTCAAGGAAAAGAAGATCCTGTATATTTGTGGGATCCAGTGAATCATACACAGGTTGATCTGCTGTTCCCTCGCCATCCTCCGCACTCTGAGCGCCGAGATACTTGTGTAGATGAATGTCAGTACCGCCTACAGTGAACATTTCGAAAATCTGTTGATCTAGAAAGTCGTAGTCGTTGCCCTTTTCTGGACGGTATAGTGATAGCCGAGGAATTGTTCTTCTCCTGTTTTACATATTTAGCAGCATAAATACTAGTCAAGGAGTTTACAAAATGTCTGATCTAGCAACACTTAAACAGGAAATATTTGAT